TTCACTTCAATTAAATATATTTTTTTTTTCAAATGATCCCTACGCTTCGCTTCGGGGCGCTGCACGCGGCCGGAGGAAAACAATCCGACTCCGCTCCGCTATGGGCATGTTTGTCACTAGTTGGGTGGATTATAGCTATCCAACGCCTTCGCTGATTGGTTTATCGTATAACTATACTTCCGAGTAACTCCGACTTGCAATCCAACATTTAATTCTCCGCTTCCGATGACAGCCTTAGCCACAAACACAAACAGTTGTGTCATCTTCCGACGACCATAACTTCCCTGGTCATTCACATCCAACAGATTCACATCAGTAGCATTAAAGTAATGGTTGCGAGGATCACGATGTTGATGCGTAGCCGTATTACCAATACCCAAAAAGAATTTCTTCTTCTTATAAACTGATAGGCGATCTTGACTAAGCAGATTAGGTAAATCAAACAATGTTATCCCCCGATTGGTAAGAAACACAGGCGCTGCAGCACCAGGAATAGTATTCGTATTAATCTCCGCTTGATTAACACTTTGGGTAAAGTTTGGCTCCTTCGTAGCATCGGTTCGAACATTGATTTCATACAAATCAACTTCCAATCCGGACGTTCCGGTGTTTCTCATTGTAAAATCAATGATTCCACTTCCAAACGTTATCTTAGAAGCATTGACTCCATCACTACCAGGTAACATGATGTCATTATCATTATTACAAATTCTCCATATATCCCGAAATCCGACATCTAAAATAGTATCTGCGTTTCCGCAAAAACCGTATAAACATGCCGCGGAAATATATTGTCCGGTGTTGGGTCCAAATGAGTCAATCGTACTATTAAAAACGACGGTGCGGGTTCCAAGAGCCTTATCCAATACAGCTCCGACTTTATTACAAAATTTTCTCCATCGATACTTCTTCCGACGGGGCATTCGTCTCTTAGAGTATTGCGTAACGCGGTCATATTGCGTGGTTACTCCGCTCTCACTCTGTTTCTTTCCGCGATAACGGTCCACGGACGTAATTTTCCGCTTCTTGACGTTAACATAAGGAGAAGAATATGAACGCTTGCGCTTATAAATAGGTGGCATGGCTCCGGCTAATTTATATCCGATATAGGCTCCGGGTAAATTTCCGGTAATATATCCGAGAGTAGCTCCGCTTAATTTAGCTGCTGAATTAATTTTTAATTTCCGGTGTTCTAGAACGCTCTAGAACGCAGATCTTTTTATCTATTAGGGGGGAAACCCGCAATTTACTTTTCATAGATATTTATCCGCAATGTCTATATAAGTAGACGGTAGACGCCGCTCTGATAGTAGTTCTATCGCGGCTACCTTGTCTTCTGAGTTGTGCATTGGGACGTTGTGCGAGTCATGCCTTCTCAACAAGCAAGATACTGGCTTTTAACTATTGCTCAACATGAATTTACTCCTTACCTTCCCGAGGGTACTTCGTACATCAAGGGACAGCTGGAACGTGGGGCCAATACAGGATACCTTCACTGGCAGGTGCTGGTTGCTTTCCCTAAAAAAGTGACTTTGTCCCGAGTGAAAGAGATCTTTGGCTCTGCTGCACATGCTGAAGCATCTCGTTCTGAGGCTGCTCTAGACTATGTCTGGAAGGAAGACACTCGTGTTGGGCATCAGTTCGAGTTGGGCCGTCTCGCTATGAAGCGCAACAGTTCCACTGACTGGGACGTTGTTCTGGCTTCGGCTAAATCCGGTAAATGGGACGAGGTACCTTCGGACATCCTAATCCGAAACTACGGGAACCTTAAAAAGATCCACGTAGACTCCCTCACGCCAGAAGAGACGGAAAAACAAGTCTCCGTCTTTTGGGGCGCAACTGGTACGGGCAAGAGCCGTAGAGCGTGGGCGGAAGCGGGGCTTCAGGCCTACCCCAAGGACCCCATGTCCAAATTTTGGGACGGTTATCGAGGACAAGAGCACGTGGTCATCGACGAGTTCCGTGGAGCAATCTCAATTTCCCATATTCTACGTTGGCTCGACCGTTATCCAACGATCGTGGAAGTCAAAGGGAGTTCTGTCGTTCTTAAATGCAAGAGAATCTGGATCACTTCAAACCTCTCTCCTGATGAATGGTATTCTGACTTGGACGATGAAACAAAACGCGCCTTACGTAGACGCTTCTTTCAAGTAGTTCACTTCAATTAAATATATTTTTTTTTTCAAATGATCCCTACGCTTCGCTTCGG